CCTTGATGTCACTCTGCATCGCTGCCACTTGGTCTTCCAGTGTCTTGACCTGGCCGATCAGCAGACCGAATTTCACGGGGTCGATGTCGCTCATGGTGCTAAGGCGTTTTGGTTTTGGGACTCGGGACGAAGCTGGTTACGCTGCGCGGCGCGGGTCTTGGGGCCTTGAGCGCCGGAGCGAGGTTGCTGAATGGCCCGAAGCTGCTCTTCAAGCTGTTCCGCGTATTCCATCATACGTTCACGCTGGGCTAACGCATCACGTTTAGCCTGCGCGCTCTTCGCTCTTGCGGCAATTTCTTCAAACCCTTTGGCCATCTCCCGCGCTTTAATCGCGGCGTCGGTCATCGCGGCAGCGCGCGCGTCTTCTGCCCGCAACGCGGCCATTGTGCTCTCCGCACTGGGCGCGGCCAACTGCGGCGGGCCACCTTGCGGACCGACGAACGTAGCGCGAGGAGTTGGCTGACCGGCCGGCACGGAGCCGCTGGGGGCATAGAAAGTCTCGGCGTTTTGTTGTTGCAACACATTCTCAACCGCGCGCTGACGCAACGGGGTGGTTTGCGGTTGCCCCCGCACGACAAAATTTGGTTGATACGGACCCGCGCCTGGCGGCAACACTTCAATCGTCGTTTCGTAGGGCACGACTGCCCGGTTCTGCGGAATCGGCGCAACAGCCGCCGCCAACTGATTGACGGGAATGCGATAGTCAGGAACTCTCAAACCGGCCTGATAGCCGGGCGATGCAAGATAGCGCGCGGCGCCTGATTCCGCAATCTTGCCGGCCCCCGCACCAACGACCGAGCCCAGCGCAGCACTCAAATAGTCTTGCCCAGCCAAATAACCAGCCACACCACCCAGCGTGCCTGCGACGCCAGTACGTCCAAGCGCAGTCAATGTCTTCCACGGGGATGCTACGCCAGTGGTGAATGCATCAGGAAAGTTACCGGCAACACGGCCAAGCGCCGCAATGTCGCCCGTCAACGTGGGGTCTTTGGCGGTGATACGCGACAACTTGCCTACATCAACCACGCCCGTGTTGAAGTCGGTAGCACCCTCGTAGGCGTAAGCGCGGGCCATCTTCTGCCGCGCGTCACGAAACTCTGACAGCAGCCGAGGATTGAAGATGTTGGACTCAATCATTGACTCAAGCGCGTTAGCCACCGCAAGGTTTGTGTCTGCGATGTCTACGGCTTCAATCGTGGCGCTTCGATTGTTGTACGTCTTCCGCGCGCGTTCACGCAGCACACGCACGTTCTTCAACAACTGTTCACCAGTTAGCCCAGCGCGGGTCTGCGCGATAGCGTTGTCAACGATACGGTCGATGTTCGGCGCGTACTCTTTGGCGCCGATGATGTTAGGGTCAGCACGCAGGGACTCAAGCCGCGCCACCAACTGATCGTCGGCTGTCATTGTCGGCAACTTGCCGACATCCTCGTAAGGCTTCGCCACTTGTGCCCTAGCTTGATCAAACGCCTTGGCGCTGTTCAGCGGCGTAGTGGTCGGCAACCCAAGTTCTTTCAGCGCAACCTCGCGCACACGAACCTTGTTGACGTCTGTGATCGCTTGTTGTCCGCGTTCGCCCGCAGCAGCGGTTAACAGCCGCGATGTAGCAGACGGTTGAATGTCGGACGGGTTGAGCGCAATTCCCAGCCGTTGCGCTTCCTTGGCCGCGTCAAGTTGCGGCCCCTTCGCGTAGGACTCTTCCGACAAACGCGCGCGGCGCTTTTGCAGCATCGGCTCCGCAATCAACTCCGCGCCCATGCGGGCCTGTTGAACTGCTGGCGCGGCAACCTTTGATACTGCGGCGCCGACTTTCGGTGCAGTGAACGTGGACGTAGCCAGTACGCTTTCCACATCCCCTTGTGGCATGCCGGTCTTTTCAGCAATCCACTTAGCGCCTTTTTGAAAGTTCTCGCCGATGAAATTCATCAGTTGGCGAGACGCTTCCTGTTCGTACTCAGGCGTTCCCGACACACCAAAGGCTTTACCGAACGGCTGGTCTACCTGTTCGACCATGCGCCGCGTGGCGGCAGTGGCTTGCTCGGGCGTGCGCCCTGCAGCGCGGAGGATCGGATACGCGCCGTACTGAATCGCGCCCGGAATGAGTCCGCCAATCGTGACGTCTGCCAGCGACGCAGCCGTGCGGCCAAGAGCAGTCATCGGAGATGCCGCGCGACGCGGGGCCGGAATTTCAGATGGCGCGGCGTCCCATTTGACCAAATTAGGGTCTATCGCCGACGACGGCGCTGCATCCCACTGAACTTTGCTGGCGTCAATCTGCTGCATATTCAGTACTTCCGTCGCTGTATTGAACGACGCGCTTACCGTTGAGCGTGCCGGTCCTGACTATAGTCCGCGCAGCAGCGGGCGCCGCTCCGGGCGGAGCACTAGGGATAGCGGGCGCCGGGCGGGCTCGTTCAGGCAACTTGATCTGCGGTTTGTACGGGAACTTGACGCCGCGCGTCTCGGCTTCGGTAACCGTCTCGTTATACCGCGCGACGCGATCTTGCACAGTCTCGCCGATTCGGTCCAGAATCTGAACCAACGCTTGAGGGTCTGTACCGAGGTTGCCAAGTGCTTCAGCCAGCACGCGCTGTTGCTCTTGAGATGGTTGCGAGTCAAGTTTCTTCAGGTTGTCAAGGATGCCCTCAAACAACCGCGTGCGCAACACAGTTGCGTCCGTCACGCCTTGAGTGGCAATGTTGAACCCGAGTCGGTTGTTGAGAAAACTTGCCGCCGCAAGCAGCGGCTCGCCGCCCTTGCCCATGAACCCGCTTGCGGTCGGGATGAGCTTTTTAGCCGCGTCGATGTTCTTGAGCGTATCCGGGGCGTTGCCAAGCGCGTTAAATTGCTTGCGAGTTTCAGCCATAAACTCTCTTTGAGCCTCTTGGCTGGCCGGCACATACGCATTGACCGGGACCGTAACTTTAGTACCTTCTGGTTTTGTCGTCAGCACGCTTATCCGTTGTTCGATGGCGGGGCGACGCGGGTCACCTTCTGGCAGTTGGGCAAGCCGATCCTGCAAACGAACAAGCTCTGGCGGCGCAAACGTCTCGGGCTTAGGTGGCGCCAACTTCTCAAGCTGCCTGTCAAGCCGCTTGGCTTGCGTCAGCGCGGCAGGCGTACCCAACGCTTCCAGCGCATCGCGCTGGTTTTCCAGTTGAGCAATCTTTGCGGCGTTGTCTGACGGCGCTGCGGCGGCGGGGGCTTGCGGCGGCGCGGGCGGCGCCACAGGCCCGATCGAGTACGGCGTGCCGGCGAGAAGATCAGGCTGCGGCGCGGCTAGCGCGTTGGCCATCGGCGCCGGGCCAGCCAAAGCGTTTTGCTGCGCGCCGGGCTGCAACGGCGGGCCAGGCGGCAACCTTGGCGGGCCGAGGATGTCTCCGATCTGTCTGGCTTCAGTAGCAGCAGCGCGGCGCTTGGCTGCGCGCTCTGCCATTGACGTGACAAAGCTGGCAAGTTGCGGTTGACGGGACACCATCGCCGCTTCAGCAAATTGACTGAGCACTTTGGGGTCGTCTGGGTCAAGACCATTCTGGCGTATCAAATCCGCCATCTTTCCAAACTGAGCTTCTTGCTCCAGTTGGCGGCGACGGTCTTGTTGCGCTTGCTCAAACTCAAACTGCTGCCGTTGACGCTGCGCCAGCATGTTCTCGCGCTGGAACTGCATCTGCTCGGCCTGCATCTGGCGCAGCATGTTGCGTTCTTGCTGCGCCTGCGCGGCCTCCCGCCCACGAAAGAACGCGCCTGCTGGGTCAATCTGCTGAAGGGGGCTGAAATCGATAGGCATGTAAGTTCCTTAGCGCGGGCCGAACATCGCGTCTACGCCCGCATCGTAAGGCGTGCCATAGAAGCTACGGTCCTCAGCCGGCGCGTAGTTCGGCGTCTGCGGCTGGCCATAGTACCGCCCGGCGATATCGCCCAGACGATTTAACGCGCCGCCGTAGGCAGACCCCCGCGCAATTGCGGCTTGAGCCGCCGTCTGGCCTTGGCCCAACATCATGTTGCCGACGTTGGTGGCGTAGGTCTGGCCCAGACCGCTCATCACGCCTGCGGCGCGGGGGCCGACGTCAGCCAGGCCGGCCAGACGGTTGTACGCCGCGCCGAACTCCTGTGAGCCGAGGTCTTGACCGTACCGCTGCGCGGCCTTCAGCGCGCCGCCCGAGATCAGCCCGCCGCGCGCCGCGGCTTGGCGGTCCAGCGCCTTCATGCCCTCGCTCAGACGGAACTGGTAGCCGGGGTCCATCTGCAGGAAGTTCTGCGCTGCACCAGGCCCGCCGCTCATCAGCGCGCGCAGGCGGTTGTAGTCCTCGGTCCCGCCTTGCAGGAACGGCTGCTGACGAGCGATGTTCTGCTCGTATTGTTGGCGCTGAAGTTCTGTGGCGCGATCAGTGGCTTCCGCAGACGTCTGCGCCGCAGACTTTGCGGCGCGCGCTTGCATGCTGCCGCCGATCAGAGCGGCAGCGGCGGGGATCAGGAACTGGAACATTTAGGTCACCTCGCGCCCGCTTGCGCGGATGTTGATGGCGCTTGCCGTGCCGGCGATTGTAGAGATGAACCCGCTGGGCGCAAGCACTTGGCCAACGATCTCGGGAAACGTGTACGTCTCGGCCGGGGCCAGCGTCTTGGTCTTGACGATCAAGTTCTGGTTGCCCGCCGTGTCCGCGCCGGTCACCAGGTTCACGCTGATCGTCGCAGCCGAGGCGCTGTAGTTCGTCGCGGTGAACTTGTCAATGATCGTGGTCACGTTCGTGGCAGTGTACTGCGTGGTTTGCGACGCTTCCGCGGTCTTGGCCGGGATGAGAACCTTGACGATGACAGTCATGCCGCCTCCTTATGGGAAACACTCTACGTTGCAGACGACGGATGAGTTGCCGTTCACCACAGTAATGGAGAACCCGTCTATGTCAAACGACAACAGAGTGGCGTACGCTACAGTGGCGCCACTGCCGTCCTTTATGTTGATGATGCCGGTATCGCCGCCACCGCGCCGGCCTGAAGCATCTACGCTTGACCAGATCACCGTGCCGCCTGTGCCCGGGTTTGTTCCGACAGACGTAAATGCCTGCGTTATGGAGGACAAAACCGCAGTGATCCGTATTGCGCGTGGGCGGAATCCGACACCAGTGATTGACTGAACCCCCGCGCTTGCGTTCAACTGGAATTGAACGTACGCATATGGCGGCAACAGCGCGCCGACGCGGTCGTAGTTGTTCAACGTGTAGCAGCCCGTACCAAACCGAGCCGCCGTGAGGTTGTAGTAGGTAGCGGTCTTCTGCTCTGCGAAGTCGTTGTTGTAAATGGCGACATTGGTACACGCCGCGCCGCCGCCACCAAAGCCAATGGCTGCGTACTGCGTCTTCGTCCCTTGACGGTCGCCGATGCGGTTGCCGTGGATCTGGATATGGTCAGGTTGCCCTGGCGAAGCGACCGAGCTGACGATAGTAATGCCGTTTGCAAACGGGTAGTACGCTGTGTCTTGCCCGTTGTTGAAAATGAGGTTGTTGGCAATCGTGACGTTCTGAGCGTCAGTCAGTGCGATACCTTCCGCAGCACAACTGTCAATCGTGTTGCCGGTAATGACCGTATTTGAAGCGCCGCATTCAATCCCCGACCCAGAGATGTTGGACCGGGTTGTGCCGGTGATGTTGTTGTTCTCAATGCGAAGATATGAGCCGGTGTTGTTGCAGAAGATTGCAGATTCGCCGCTGTCAACGCAGTTGTTGTTGGTGAACGATCCTCTGGTCGGCATGAAGTACGCCGCAGACCAGTTGTTATCGCGGAAATAGTTGTTCTCTATGCGCACGTCATACGGCATTCCCAGCACAGTTTCTGCAACCCAGAGCGCCGGGGCGCTGGTCGTAGACGGGATGGGGCGCCCGTTGTTGGTGAAGTAGCACTCCGTCACCACCATGTTGCTGTTGGCGGTCATAGCCAACGCAATGTATGTGTGGTTCTGGAAACTGCAGTTGGAGAACGTGACGTTCTGCACCTTGGCAACGGCGACAAGTTCGGCTGTGCGAGTGGAGTTGTTGTTGCCGTCAAACGTCAGCCCGTAGAACTCCAAGTCGGTGTCGTAGTAGACATTGACCGTACCTGAGATGATTTCGTTGCGGATCGCGGTCGTGCCTGCTCCGAACCCGGAGGTCAGCTTTATGATCGACTTGTTCATCCCCTCACCGATCAGCGTCGTCTTGGTCTTGACGAGCAGCGTTGTGGATATGCGGTAGGTGCCTGCGGGGAAGTAGACGCTGCGCCCGGTGCCAGCGTTCAGCGCGTTCTGGATCGCCGTGGTGTCGTCGGTAGACCCGTCGCCCGTGGCGCCGAAGTCCTTGACCGACAACGACTGGCGCAGGCGCGCCTGGACCGTGGTGGCCGCCGCGCCCGTGCCGGTCTGAACGTACCCGACAAGGCTGGAGCCATTGGACGCGGCCAGTGTGGTCAGCGCCGAAACGACGTCGATGTTGTCCACCGTCCAGATCTCAACGTCGGCGGCCGAGGCCAGCTTGAGCTTGTACGAAGTGTCGCCCAGCCACACCGACGCCTCGCCGCGGCTGTCGAGAATGATGGGGTTGGTGTTGGCCACCAGGCCGCTGGCCGATGTGTAGGTGGCCAGCGGCGTGGTCGTGCCAGCAGCGTAGGAGTACAGCTTTCCCCCGGACAGAGGCACGCCGTTGGCGTCGAAGAACTGAAGTTTGGGTGCGGGCGAGAGGATGGCCATTTTTACCTCGGTACAAGGGTCATGGTTGGCGCCGCCGAATACGTCACGCGCAACCGATCATACGGGGAAAGCATGAGCATTCCGCTGGTGACGCCGACACCAAAAAATGTCGCACCGTCCCGTGAGAATTCTATTTGAGACACAGTGCCACCGCTGACAATAACGTCTGCGGTGACGCCGGTCTGGTTGATGTACGTGAACGCCGATCCGGTAACGGTGATAGCGCTGGGTGCGAGCCCGTAGTTCTGCGGCGGCGGCGCGATGGGCGGCTGGTTGCCAATCTCCAAGTCCGCGCGCAGACTGGCGATGCTGGCGAAATAGTCAGCAGGCGGCAGTGTGCCGATCTCAGCGATGTTTGCGACTGCGGCTATTTCTGCGGTGTAGTCGATTGGCAGCGGAGACAACTGCAAGTCTTCCAACGTGGCGGCGCTTTGGCCGCTGCCCGTCAGCGTGAACAGGTTCAGCAAGAACCGATACCACTCACGCGAGATCAAGCCCGTGCGCTCATCAGTGAACGGCACGCGCGGCGGCGTGATGTTGGAGATGTTCGGCGGGCTGGTCATGCGTTGGTGCCGCTGATGTTCAACTCAGCGCCCATGATGGCGATCTTGACCGGATCTGTGCCGCTGATCTCGTACACCCGGTCACGCAGCTTCAGCGTCATACCCAGCCGGCGCCAGAACGCTCGACGACCGTACTCCCCAATGCGCCCTATAGACGTCCAGTGCTCGTTCGACCATGTGTGGCCACCGTCGTCTGACCAGCGCAGCATGACTTGAGGGTTGGCCCCTACGACGTACTCTGCGCTTGCGTATTGCACAAGCAGGGCCTGCCCGTCTTCAGCAAGCAAGTCCAAACCGTCTTGGGTGAGAATTGTGTCAACGTCAAAGAAATCGCGCCCGTTTAGACCCACGCCGGTTTCGCAATCAAGCTGCAGCGTGTGGTGCGCTGTGCGTTTCAGATCGTTCTTGCCCGTGGGCAGCGCCCGCCAAGACCGCAGCCATCTTTGCGGCGCGGTGTTGTCGGCGTAGACGTCCAAGTCCAGCGCGTAGATGTTGCCGTTCTCGTAGTCGCCCACCACGATCTCGTTGGCGAACGACATCTGGCAGTTGCCGCGGTGGCGTGTGAACACGCCGTTCGACGTGTCCCAGCCGGCACGCTCATGCCAAGCGCTGGTGGACACGTCGTAAACCCAAGTGGTGTTGGCCGTGGGGAAATTCAGCACATAGAAGGCGTGGCCGTCTTGCTGGTAGGTGTACCCCACCGCGTCGGCCAGGTTGCCGTACTGCTGGATCTGCCACTCCACCGCGTGCGTGCTGATGCGCTGGCCCGTGTAGCCATTCGCGCGGTAGACGATGCCGCGCCCGCGGGCGTCCGAGCCCAGCCAGAACAGCCCGTTGTCCAGTCTGGCCACGGAAAACGGCGCAGCGCAACCGATCTCGTTGAACGCGCCTTGGATCCGCGTCAGGGGAAAGTCGGCAGCGCCGCTGTCATACCAGACTTCGACCGAGTTGGTGCCGAAAAGCCAGGCTTCACGGTGGTCGATGATCAGGCTCACCAAGCCGTCTGGCGAGCCCTCTGCGCTCGCAAAATCCAGCGGATCTACCGAGGTGCCATCCAGCAGGCTTGTGACCCATACGCGCTGGCTGGTAGGCTCGTTGAAGACGAAGTACCCGTCAAGGTAGCCGACCGTCACCGCGCCGGGGAAGTCCGGGTCTGTGATCTGCGCGAATTGACCCGAGCCGGAGTAGATGTAGCTGGGGCCGTTGCACGCGATGAACAACTGCGTGCCGTTGTCGGCCATGCTGACCGGACCGGTGCCCGTCAGCGTGCCGATTGTGGCGACCTGCCAACTGGAATCGACGCGGTACAGCGTGTTGCCGCTGGCCACATAGCCGTAACCGCCAAAGGCCCACAGACCTCGGACAGGCCCGCTGCCGACAGACGCCAGCAGACGCAGCCCCGGCGCGCGCTGCAAGAACGCCGGCTCCTTGCCTGCCTCCGGTACGATCTCCGGAAACAGATTGATCATGCGGTTGTCCGCAGCATTGACGCTGCGGGCGACGTATGCTGACCCGAGGATGGGCGTCTTCATGCTATACTACCATTCATGTTAAACGGAGATTGAGCATGGAAACGTGGAAACCAGTTTTTGGCTTTGAAGATCTGTACGAGGTGAGCGATCACGGTAATGTGCGCCGCACAGCGCGAGGTAAAACGCTGGACGGCGCCAAAGTAGCCGAGGCCAAGCGCATGTTTGAGCAAGGTGCGCTGTTGCGTGAAGTTGCGGCGTTTTTGGACACCAGTTTGGCCACCGCCAGCAACATCAAGCGCG